CCATCGTCACGCAGTGCTGTTACTGTCAGCTCAGGGAAGGAGCGGGTCTCTCGCTTTCCAAGGCGAGACCCGAAGCGTCACTCTGTGTTCCACCGGGGCCACATCCTGTTTGGCATATTCCAGTGCGTGAATTTAAGAGTTGTCCATGTCATAGGGTTGGTGAAGATATCATGCATGTACTCCCTGGTGGGCTGGCGGTGAGCGTAGGACCTTCTGCCGCCATCGTCCTGTGTGTTTGGGTCCCTAAGGTCTCCCCAGCAGTAATCATCTCTCATCATCCAAGTTGCCCGCAGCTGTACCACCTACCTCAGTTGACTCTCAAAACCATAGGGGCCCAGACTAGCTGGGATTTACCGACGAATCGTACCTACAAGTTAAGAGACAAGGTGTAAACACCCCTGAGTTTGGAATTACGCCAACACTGCAAAGCACATCCCTCTGGCCTAGCCAGCTTGGGTGGTTAACCTCATATGCCCGGATCTCAGCCGTCCCGGTAGGGTTATCCCACTGATGCCTTGGTGACTATCAATGCACTTGCTGTTTCCACCACAGGTTCGTCAGGCCGTTGGCCCATGCATTCCGCACAGTTTATCTCCAACATCAGCCGAACCAGGTTTCACATTCTTCATTGCGCGACCGCGCCGGTTTCGAGGTTCATCAGAGGGTTCTAAAAGCCATAGTTGTACGTGCTCGGAACTGCTTTTAGCATAATCAAGGTATTACCGTCACCTCTAGCTGAAGCATAGGTTGCAAACTACAACCTCCGAGGGTAGCGCCGCCCAGTGCGTGGCTAGCGTCTATGACCCCTTCGAACTGATCTCCTGCCCTTCATGGGCTCTCTACTCCCCTCTCCCCATCCTAAGTTGTCCTTCCGGAACAGCGGTGGCCTCCTCACGTGGACGATACAGACACAGGGTTGGTGCAGCATCTCGCTGCGGTATCGAGCTGGGTATATTAGCTCACCTCCCTCCCTCCAACGTCCTGGGGCACGAAGTTGGCGACAGCATCTCGCTGCCAGTATTGGGCTGGGTATATTAGCCCTCCTCTTCCCCCCCCACCTACACGCTCGCAGGGTTCCACGACTCTATGGCCGAACCAGCACCTCAGCAGGATTCGAACAACTTAGGCGACTAGACTCCTCAATGCTTCCACTATCAATGGCGGGCGCCCCACCAGAGTGAAAGAACATCAGCAGCTAATGCGGGTTAGCATCCCCACGGGACTTGATCGTCCCAAGACCTACCAGTCTCCACCCTGGTGTCACTCCAATCATCATCAATGTCGTTCTTGCACATCCTACGAAGGTCAAGATCTTCAAATCTGAGTCTGGAGAAGGTCTCCTCAGCCGCCAACTGCGCTTCAATTGGCCAGCCCCATGCCTGTTCGAAGGAGATTCGAGAAGCCGTGGTGATGGGGCATCCAACCACGTCTTGCCACCGGCTCCCTGCTTCCAGGGTGGCACGGCGAAGCAATGTTGAGTCGGGGGGCAGCTTGGCGAAGGCCACCTCCCTAAGAACTCTCAACAGGTTCTCTGCATAACACTGCAGCACAGGAACACCACGGTTCAGGACCAGCTCACATTGCGCTATACTCTTCATCACCTTCATCCCCCCTTTGGGTTCATGGAAGTGCCTGAAGGCAGTAAGCGCATTGGACAATGATTTTGCTGGATTCCTCACCATCGTGTAGTAACCTCCGCCTGTCCACACAGGTCGGGCCTGGCAATGAAGGACCTCCTCCATCGTGTATGCCAGAGATTCGAAGACGACCTCATGACCAAATTCAAGGAATACTCCTGGTCCATCCCTTGCGAGAGTTTCCACAAATGCCTTAGGAACAAAAAGCAAAGTGTCATCTCCATCGCAAGCCAGGTCCCACTTGGGGATGCGCAGCTTCCTCATCAAAGCCTTGCACATCAGGATCATGAGCACACAATTCCCCAAAGCTGTGTTCATGTCCCCGGACATACGGCCCCCAGTGAGTCCATACTTGATGCCATTCATCGTAGTCCCACGGTTGCGAACTTGCCAAGAAAGCAACTGTTGGAATCTTGAGTCTGCTAAGCATTTTAGGTAGACAGAGTGCTCCACCCTTAACTGCTCAACTGAGACGTGACTATCGAAGCGCTTCATATCAATCCCAACCACCGCACAGTCGGGGACCTCAGCCATCTTTCGGTCGATAAGTTGCGCCCTCTCCTTCTGATTCAGGCCTTTAACAATGAGGCGAGTGCGATTTCCGCCCTCACGATAGTCGCCTTTGAGATTATATAAAGCATGCTCAATAGGTTTGAGAAATGAGGCCATTTCTAAGTTG